TGTGCTAATACTCTTAGTTCAAGACCACTAGCATCAATACCAACTAACTTATACCCTTCAGGTACAATCCAACAAGAACGACACTCTTTACCATAAGGACTGTAAACAGCAGGTATCTGTGCCATGTTTGGACTGTAGTGAGCCATACGACCTGTTATAGTTCCATTAGGAATAACATGTCCATGTACTCTATCATCTTTAAGTTCTTTCATCCATGAAGTTATCTGTGCTATACGCTTTTGTAATAACAAAAACTCAGCAATAAGTTTAGCTTCATGTATATGTTCAATCTTTTTAAGTGTACCTTCATCAACAATAGGTTGTCCGGTAGGTGTAAATCTTTCTGGTTTCCATCCAAAGTCTGTTAAATATTCACCAATTTGTTTACGACTACCAAGATTAAAGTCTTGTAATTCTTTTCTCATAAAAGGTGTAGTGTTATTAGTATCTACTCGTTCAGCATACTCTACATTAGTTAATCCAGATTTAGAAAGCGTTCCATCTTTCTTAAGTTTAGGAATAACTTTCTTAACATTAACCCATTTAGGTTTGAATGTTCGATGAACTTCATCTTCTACTTCTACCATTCTATCTTTTAGTTTGGCTAGTAATAGTGTAGCTTCTTTTTCATTGAATAAGAATCCAGTTTTTTCTTGGTCATTAATTATCTTAGCAACAGTATGTTCTAAAGAAAGACATTCATCACTAAAACCTCGACCTTCATCTAATAATTTTTTGTATACAACTTCATTTAATTGTACATCTCTAGTACAATACTCTAGCATTTCAGGTGTATAACTATCAAAGTCTTCTGGTTGTTCTTGTTTATGAAAGCCAACACGATAGCCCCAAGTTTTTAAACTGTGTCCGTTCTCACGAACAGGATTAAATAATCTTGACATAACTAAAGTATCTTCAATATCACCGGTATATTTAAAGTCCATTAATTTTTCTAAGACTGGAATATCATAACCAATTATGTTGTGTCCTATAAGCACATCAGCAGTTTGTAAAAACTCTTTGCCCTGTTCTAGTTGATTAGGATTAAAGGTATGTGTAGTACCATCTAATTCTTTTGCAACTATACACCAGAGTTTAGTAGGTGTTAGTCCGTCTGCTTCTATATCAAAAATAAGTTTCTTCATTATCAAATGTCTCCGAGTCTGTGGTTTCATATAGTCTACCACTATTATTATCATATTGCAAAGTACATGCAAGTCCTGTGTCTCCAGTATATCTTGACTTAAGTACTCTTACTTTAGTACGACTAGCCTCTTCTGGGTCTTTAGCTTGTTGATTTCTTTCAAGAGCAATCACACAATCAGATAACTGTGAGATACCTTGTGAGCCTTTTAAGTGTGAGAGTGATACCTCAATACCTTGCTCATGTCCTTTCTCTCCTGCAGCTCTTCTTAAGTGTGATACTAATATCATACCAACATTAGTTTCTTCAACTAAACTACGAAGTTTATTCATAAGTGAATCAATACCTCTACGTTCATCACCTTCTGATAAGATGTTGACAAGCATGTGTAAGTGATCAAGCACTATCCATTTACATTGACAACCAATAATCATGTAACGAAGCTTAGAAAATATCTCATCAATATCTGTAGCTCCTAAGTGAGCATGGATAAAGACTCTATCTTTTTGAATTACTTTATCAAAGAAATCATTAAGTTGTTCAGGTGTATACTTATCTCGTTTCTCATTAAGATATATTCTATCATTAGCTTCAATAGATATTAAACCATCGGCAGTTCGTAACCAGTTTTCTTCAAGGGCAACGATACCTACATTGTCTTTAGTATTCTTAATAAGCCAATGCTCAAGTTCTCTAGTCACCGAAGACTTACCGAGTCCTGTACCACCTGTAAGTGTTACTAACTCACCTCGTCTTAGTCCATATAGTTTCTTGTTAAGACCTTCCCAAGGATAAGCAATACTTTCTTTTGTCTCACGATTCAACCAATCATTTTTCTGTGCTGATAATTCCATGATACCAGAAGGAGTATATGTTTTAGCTTCCCACCATGCTTTAGTAAACTCAGAATATTTCTTTTGTCTAAGCATATCATTAGCATCTTTGTAACCATTAGGTAGATTTATTATTTTAATCTTGCCGGGTTTTACTATACGAGCTACATTCTTAGCAGCTTCCTGTCCTGCCTTGTCATTATCAAAGCACAACACAACTGTATTAAATGATTCAACAAACTCAATGCTTTCTCGTATATCTTTAACTGCACCTGCAGCACCACGCTTAAGTGATACGACTGCATACTTGCCTTGAAATAATTCATCGACTGCCATAGCATCACATTCACCTTCGGTAATAGTTAAGTACTTACCTTTAGTATTACGATACATCTGTTCACCAAACAAACCAGTGCCTTCATATGTACCATTGCTAAAGAAACTTTTGTTATCTATAACTCTTGTCTTAGTACAAACAACTTCCGAACCATTATAAAATGGATAGACATGTTTCTGTATTTTATCTGCATGGTCATTAATAATCTTAACACCAAACTTAATAGCAGTTTCTTTTGATATACCTCTATCTGTTAATGCTCCATAGATACCAGAGTAAGAAGTCAAGAAAGTATTATTTTCTTTAGGTTTTACTATTGGTACTTTTGCATCACCACTTTTCTCGTAGTCTGGGAAAAATGTAGAACAACTAAAACAATAAGCTGAACCATCTGCATTCATTGATACTGCATCACTACTGCCACAACTATGACAAGGTAACTTATGTTTAATAAAAGTTGTTTTGTTTTGTTCCATATTCTATCTCCAAATAGAAAAGCTAGACGAAACTTACTAACCCCGCCTAGCTTTTGTTAGTTAAATGTACTACTCTTCGTCAGAGGTTTCTCCTTCTTCGGTAGTACTTTCTTCGACCAAAGCTTCTGGACTATCACCAAGTAACTTTTCTAAGTTAGCTCGATGAGTAGCCGATGCAAAGCCTAAAGCCTCAGTAACAGTTTCTAAACTTCCAACTTTAGAAACTATAATCCTTGCTTCTTGTTGTTTTTGTTCATCACTTATACTGTTGATGTCATATGATATTATGCCATCATCGTTCTTAATAGTAATTATCATTAGAATTCTTCTCCATCACTTAACAGTTCATCACCATCTTGTGATTTATAAGCTACCAAATCAATTACTTGAACAGCTTGTAAATCTAATCCTACATAAGGACCAAACTTACCTTCACCAGAATACTCATTGTATTGTACTCTGACTTTAGAGCCATTACCAACTGCAACATTTAACTCTTGCTTGTCGGTATCAAGCAGTCTAGGTGCAGGTCTAACCATTCCATTAGGACCATTCACTTTACGCTTGATGACTACAGCAGAACCTTCGTCATGCTGCTTTATTTTATGACCACGAGAAGCAAAGTCGTTAGCAATCTGTTCGTCAACTATTAAGTCAACTGTGTAGACTGGTTCGAACTTTGTGTTCGGAGTGGTTATACTTGCCCATTTTACTGAGCCTTCTAATATTGCCATATGTTTTCCTCCATTTATAGCTAATTAAAAAATTGTGAGAGTTGTGAGCTGACTACTCTCGAAGCCATGGTCTGAGCCAAACCTTTAATTAATGGAGATAGAGGGCAGGTTACTCTTTGTTCCCTAAAATCTATAGTCATTATAACACAAGTAATAATAATTTACAAGTCCTGTTCTGTAGTTATTTCTATAGATGTATTATCTTCTTCAATAATATATATTTCTTCCTCAATACTTTTAACTATAAAATTTAAATCATCAATGATATTAATTATTTCATTTTGTATTCTATTTATATTGTGAAATTTATTTTCTAATCTTGTTATATCTCTATCAAGTTTTTGAATTTTTTCATGCTGAACTGTTGCAATAGAAAATCCAATAACTATAATAAAAGTAAACAAAAATCCACTTACTATTTTACCTATCATATTATACCTCTTATAATTTAATTGATATTAATACTAGTATAGCTACTAGTAATACATTAACCATAAATAATTCTATAGCTAAAATAGTATGATACCATACCCATCTAGTTTTGTAAGCATTATCTATAGATAAATCATCTGGGTCTGGTTCTGTTTCTTTCCAAACTTTTTTGTTTCTGTTAGCCCATAATGTTTTAAACATGTTACCTCCCTTGTCCTCTGTATTTTTTAAAACTTCTACGTTTATGTTTATTCATAGTACTCATGCCTATGTTTCTTTTATTTCCTTGACTAGTTTTTTTACCACGACTACCAGTTTTAGAAACATGTACTATTGTTTGTTTTCTTATTGCCATTATTTATCTTTTTTATCGTAGTAATAATCTTTTAAAAACTTTTCATTAAATTTATAATACATTTTAAAATTATCATATTGTTTTTCACCATAAGCTTTTCTTTCTTTATTATTAGCATGGTACATTTTTAAACAAAACTCTCTAAATTTTATTTCATCATCAGTCATTTATTTCTCCTTGATTAATTATTTCAGAATAGATAAGTCCTTCATCATCTATTTCATTTCTTATATCCCTCAACAAATTAATATCACCTGTAAAATTCCAAGACTTATCATCTGATAATCTTTTTACAGAATAAATTTCTGTTACTATTTCTAATGCTAACATAGAATCTATTGCCTCAGTACTATTAGTTGCCCATACTTTTAATTTATCTTTCTTATTATATAAATCTACATCTATTATATATTCATTTAATTCCATTTAATATCTCTTCTATTTCATTATAATTATTTACATGTGGATATTTTTTTAAAAATTTAATAACCCATTTTTCTGACATGTGTGATAGTCTAAGCTGTCCATCTCCAAAGACATGAGTTTGGTCAGGCATTAGTTCACTAACATCTTCTACAGTAATTGGTTCTCCATTGTCTTCAGGCAATAAAGTTTTTAACCATTGTACTTGTATTCTTTTTACTTTATTTTTTAAAGTTTTATATTTAGTTCTGTTCATATTATAACTCATGAAAAGAAAAGAAAGGTTCTACTTTAAATTCTTCTGGTAAAAAAGAAACTAAATCTTTTACTTCTTGTAAAGTAAATCTAACATCTGCTGAGTTTCCTTCATCATCAGTACTTAAAATA